CATCCTTGGGCTAGGCCTTCACATGCAGCAACACCCGTCGCGTTCGCATGACCCGACAGCCGTTCGACGTTTAGGGCGCTATCTTCGCCACCCTCAGGGCTCCTTCCACGTCTGACCTCACAGTAGCCCGTCTGCCTGCGCCGCTGCGGTTAAGCTATGTCCCACCAGCGCAGTGTTGAATTCGGCTCTCGATTACGCGATCTTCATCCCTCCCTCGCTTCGCGCTCATCCCGCATCGCCTCAAGCCGTCTGCGAGCCTCGGCGTCGGCCTTGACGCGCGGGTTGTGGATGACCACGTACTGCTTCGGTTGCACCGGTGCCCGGCACTTCGCGCAGACGATGTGATGGCCAGAATAGGCGGTGATGTTGCGCAGGCCGACGAGGCCGGAGCCGCAGGGGCACGGTTTGTTGGTGGAGCGGGGATTCATGCGGCCCTCCTCGTCTCGAGCCCAACGATTTGTGATGCCGGCACGAACTCGTGACGGCTGCGTAGCGTTACGGAACACCCGCCATACGGGCACTCGCGGTCGTCGTGGGGGCAGATCATGCCGCAGCCCTCGCCTTCTGTATCAGCCGCTGCACCGCGAACAATCCGCCGCGCTTTTCGTCCATATGCAAATCGTTCGCGTCATAGCCCTCAATGTCGCTCATGCAATACGCCAACCCCGTCGCCTTCGCCGCTCGTTCCCCCGCTCCGCTCGCATCGTTGTCCGCGAATACGAACTTGCGCCCCGGGATATGCGGCGCGACGTGGACGAGATTGGAGTCGCTGAAGCAGCACACGACCGCATCCGGGAATCGCATCTGCTCGAGCGCCATCTTGATGGAGAGCGCGGTCGCAAATCCTTCGCACAGCCAAGTCGATGCCGCCTTGTCATTCCCGAACCGAAACACAGCACCCTTCGCTCGCGTCCCAGGATGCATCTTCTTCTCGTGCCGCTGCTCGTCCGGCAGCCAGCGAATCAGTTGCGCTCCGACAATGTCGCCGGCCAGGGAGAACATCGGGATGAACATCGCTCCGTCGACCACATGCATGTACCCGTGGCGCCATTCCGGCTTCGTGTGGCGCGGTAGGCGCTCCTTGAAGCCCTTGTAGAGCATGTACGGCGCTTGCTCCCACGTCGCGCGCTGAAGCATCGTCCGGGCTTCTGTGGCGGCGCGTGCGTGGCGCTCCTGCTCTCGGCGATACCTTGCGAGACGTTGCTGCGCCAGTGCCCGCTTCTCGCCTTCGCTCCATGGCTTTGAATCGGGGTCGTTGAAGTAGTGGGTGACCGCTTCGCCATCCCAACAATGAACCCACCCGCGGCGGCCATCGAACATCCATGCGCCGTTCTTCTTGCGCTCGTGACCTTCCGTCGCACACCGATGGATGCGACCGTCTGCGATGACGTGGTCGATTAGGAGGCCGTGCGCGCGGGCGAAGGAATGGAAGTCGGTCAACACAGCAACTCCGGTTCCATCGCATCTGGCATGTCCGCCGGCGCCATGTGCCACGCCCACAGCCCGCCCTTGGTAAAACCGACGTGCCTGAATCCTGCCCGCAGGTAGCAGTAACCGTAGATATCCCGGCCACGAACGCGCTTCGGCGGGACGTGCCTTGTGTCGACGAATGTGATGATGCCCTGCTCCGGCGGTTGCCAGAGCGAGCGAGTGATGGCGATTGCGCTCCGAATCAACTCGCTCGCTACTGGCCCCGCTTCGCGACGAAACAGGCTATTCACCCATGCCCCAGGCCACGCATGCCGCACGTATTCTCCGAACGGCCACGACGTAACCCACAGCGCCTCGTTTGGAACCAGCAGCACAATGCAGCGCCCGGGCGGAACGAACTGAGGCGAGCCGACCTTCTGCCGGTTGTAATGCCGATCGGCGAGAGGTAAGGCGCGGCGGTCGGCGCGATGACTGATGCACCAGTTCATGCCGTCGCCTTCTCCCGCGACTTGGCATGCCTTATGTTCTGGGACCGAATCCACGATGCCGTATTCGCCGTGATGGGCACTTCCGGCGTCGCCTCGAAGTTCCACGACCAGGGAGGGAACACGCCGGTCATGTTCTTGAACAAGGCCAGCGCACGATTGCGTTGCTTCTCCGGTGCGGCATGCTGGCGGGAGTAACTCACCAGCTGCTCCCACAGATGCCGCCGGTCCTCGGCGACCTTCTTCTTGCCGATCATGACCTCCTGGAGTTCGCCGGGCACCTGGTCGACCAGCGCCAGCGATTGCTTCTCGTGGCCGCACTTCATGCACCGCTTGAAGAATGGGGAATGGCCGCACTTGGGACAGGACGGCTTTTCCTTCTCCTCGTCGTCCTTGCGGATCGACTTGTCGAGTTTCTCGCCGTCGTCGAGCTTGTCCAGACCGTTGAAATAGATGTCCTCGAAGTCCTCTGCAAAGCGGTCCATGTTCTGCGCGTGGTCGAGAATCAGGCAATCCACCTTTCCGGTCTCTGGAGACGACCGCAGGCCGCGCCCGACCATCTGGATTACCTCGGACAGAGACTTGCGCAGCGGGCGGGCGAGGATGACGCAGCCGACGTCGGGCTGGTCGAATCCCTTGGCGAGTTTTGCGACGGAGATCAGGACACGGATCACCGAGTCCGGCTTCTTGAACTCCGTTACCAGCCGCTCGCATTCATCCGCCGAGGTGTCGGAAACGTAGACAGCCGCCGCGATCCCGTTCTCGTTGAACTGCCGGCACAGTTCCTCGCAGTGCGCGATGGTCGAGCCAAAGCAGATCGTCTTGCGGTTCTCGCCGTGCCGCAGCCATTCCTGCACCACGTCGCCGACGATCTGCAGGCCGCGTTCCTCGGCCGCCTTGTCGGTCCACTCGCCGCCGGAAGTCTCGGCGCCGCGCATGTCGGCAGAAACGCCGCGGAACACGCGCATCGGAACGAGGATGCCGTCCTCGGTCAGTTCGTGCATCGTGCCGGCGTTGACGAGGTTCGTGTAGACCTTGCCAAGACCCGCTGAGAACGGCGTCGCACTCAGCCCGATCACCGCCGCATCGGTCTGCGCGATGTAGTCGGTGACGGACTTGTACATGGTATGGCACTCATCAACGATCACCAGATCCGTCTCTGGCCAGCCACGACGGGCGAGCGTCTGTGCGGATGCGATCTGCAGCGGGCGATCCAATCGAGTGCGCCAGTGATTCGCCTGGATGATGCCGTGGTCCGACATGCCGTAGCGATCGGCGACTGCGCTTGCCTGAGCGATCAGAACCGTACGATCGCAGACGAACATTGCCCGCTTACCCTTGGCACGAGCCTCGCGGATGATGGAGAACGCGCCAATCGTCTTGCCGCCGCCAGTGGGCAGCATCAAGCACTGCGCGCGATGCTTCTCCACGTAGCCCTTGCGCAAGCCCTCGATGGCGCGCACTTGGCAGGCGCGCAGATCGGGGAACGGTTCGGCGTTGACGATGCTCACGCCGCAGCCCTCTGCGCCTTCTCGAACTTCGCCTTCCACATCTTCGCGGCCCGAACGGCTTCGTTCTTCTCGGTCATCAGCCCGCGGATGCGCTCTTCCTGTCCGCGCACGACGGCCTGCAGGCGCTTCACCTCGGCGCAGGCAGCGGCGAGCTTGTCGCCCTCCGTCTCGATCTTGCGCAAGAACTCAACCTCGTCCTGCAGCGGCTGCTGCTGCGCCGCGAGTTCCTTGATGGTGTCGTTCGCCTCTTCAAGTTCAGCCTTCAGCCTTTCGCTCGCATCCGGCTTCGGCTTCTTCTCGCGTTGCTCCGCCGCTTTCTCAGCAACCTTGCCTTGCTTCACCGCCTTGCGTTGCTCGGCCTTCGGCAGCTTGGCGACCTTCTCTGCAGCAGCGACGGACACCTCTCCGCGCTCGACTGCTTCCTTGAGCTCCGGAACACCCTCTTCGATCACGGTCTTGGCCGCGCGCACGCTCCGTTCGCCCACGTTCAAAAGGGATGCGGCGGCAGACTGAGTTTCAAGCGGCAAATTTGCCGCTTGATCGGAACGACGATCTCCGCCGTGAGGGAGTTTCGCCAGTGCAGCGGCCACCATTGCGCGCTGCGACGTGTCAAGATGCCGGCGCTTCAGATTCAGCGACAATACGAACGCGACCAGCTCGGCCTCGGTGCCTTCGTACTCCCGCGTCGGGCACTTGATGCCCAACTCTTCGCATGCACGAAGACGATGCCGACCGTCGATGACTTGTTTGTTCCACGTCCATGCAGGTTCGCGCACACCGTAGGTCTCGATGTCTGCCACGAGAGCGGCGAAGTCCTCGTCAGGCATGCGCGGGAAAATCTCTGCTATCGGGTGAATCTTCACCGCCTCACCTCCATCCTTCGCCACGGCAACGCGCGCAGCTTGAGCACATCGAACGGGCCGTAGTCGGAGACCGCGAACCGAGACGCGTCACGCTGTTCGCGCCTCACCTCAAGCACTACGCCGATCTGTTCCGCGTCACTCGCCATGCGCTTCACCGTAGCCAGAGAGCATCCGAGCGCAGCTGCGATCTGCAGGCGGGTTCGCCCATCGACGATCGCCAGAAATCGCAGGAAGCGCCCGGTCTGACCGGTCATGCTCAAGCATCCGTCCGTCCGTCCAGCACCACGCGCAGCAGAGACGTGGCGGCCTTGATCGCCTCTTCGATCTCGACGACCATCTTGGTGCGCTCGGCTGCATCGAATCGACCATCGAGCGCAGCCTCCTGCGCGGTCTGCGCGATGTCGCCGCACTCCTTGAATACCTTCATGACTCGCGTCATGACCTTCACTTCGTCTGCGGGCTCGCCGCTCTCCGGAAGGTCGAGGCACACGCGACCGAATCTGAACTCGATGGCATCCAGTGCGCGAAGCGGATTGCTGATGCCCGCTTCGGAGAAGCAGCGAAGCATGTCGAGCGCTTCCTCGAAGCCGAGCCGATGCGTCGTCGTGTGCCCGCAGAGCTTTTTGTAGAGCGTCGAGACTGGCATTTGCATGCGCTGGGCAAGCGCCTCGATTCCGCCTGGATAGCGTTTGGCGCACTCGTACAGCGCGTCGAGCGGAGATAGGGGCGAGAGTCGATGAGTCATGGCAAATCCTTCGGCCGATTACCGTTGCGAGCTGCTGGGTTGGTGCGCGACCATGCGCACCATGAACACGAGGAAGAGATGCCGGGCTTTCACCGCACCAGTGCCCGGCGACTGGCCACCGACCCGAGGAGGAGCGGGCGCGATCACGTGGATGCCTTGCGAGATCCGTCCCGACGGAAGAGGTCGGGACGAAGGTCATGGCGAGTTATTGCGCCGCGCGTGTACTCTTCGATTCGCAACACGCCTTTTGCGATACGCAGGAGCGAAGATTTCCTTGCGTGCTCGTCGATGCTCTCTCCGCAAATCAACCGAAGATGCCGCAAGACATCGGGAGTTTTTGTGGACCAAACGCGAGGTCGTGCCCGGCCTCTGCGAAGGTTGCAAGACCGACATACCGGGGCAACATCAAGCGGCGCGCTGTAGTCGCGATGGTCATACTCCACCGCAGGCCGTGAGCAGTCGGAGCATTTCATCCGATGACGGATCGGATGTTTTAGGACGCCGTGGCGAATCGCCTTTGCCACCTCTTTGTGGCAATACGGAGCGCCGGACAGAATCCATTCAACGTAAGTCATCGCGCGGCGCGACCTTGAAAGTACTTCAGCAATTTCTCGGTGGTGGTCAGCCGAGGAATCGTTCGCCGCTGCGCGATCTTCGTCAGAGTGTGGTATGGCACCTTGGTCGCGGTCGCCAGTTCTTGCAGCGTGCAACCGCGCTTATCGATGTACCTCATGAGGGCTTTGTAGATGGAATCATTCATAGCGATGCGTAGGCTAGCCGAAAACGGCTATGTGGTCAAGCCGCATACGGCTAGCTCGCGGGCTCCCCCCTGCCTCCCAGTCCATCGTGCTGCACTGCATTAGCGATCTCCTGAAGATCACCTAGAAGTCCATCCCGCGAAACGCATTTCCCGTTCGCGGGATATATTCGCGCCTGGGCTAGCCATTTTCGGCTTGACCGAATAGCCGTTTGCGGCTATCTTTTCCCCGTCGCATCCAGCGGCCCGGGGATGTCTAGAGTCCCACGTCCCCGGTTCCTCCCACCCATACAGGAGCCGGGGCAATGAACTTCTCCATCACCCTCACCGACCGCCAGATAGCGATGCTGACCGGCATCGCGAACCAGCGCGCGGCCGTCGATTCGCCCACCACCCTGCAATCCCTTGTGCAGTCCGCTTTCAACCGGGGCCTTCGCGATGAGCACGAGGACAGCAACACGTCCGCCTCTCTGCTGTCCGGAGAGTTCGATGCACTGGCGTTTCTGGCGAGGCAGGCGTCATGACGACAATCCCGCACAAAAGCACGGTCCGTCTCGGTCGCAGGCGTCTGACCCCGGCTGGACGATTCTGGTCCGTCTACGCCGTCGGCATCCTTCTGCTTATCTACATGGCGGCCGACCTTATCTCCCGGACGTTCGCATGAGCATCGACAAAATCATTGCATGGGTGGCGACCATCGGTTGCTGCGTCTGGCTGATCTCGACCGTGAGCACATGGGGGCCATGGGTGGACAACTTGGAATGCTCTGCACCCAAGATCGCCAAGAAGGTGACGCTGTGAGCATTGATGAACTGATCGAGCAACTGGCGGCTCGCGCGCACGCAGAGCGCCGGTTCATGGTCGAGCGAGCGAACCGATCGATGGGTCAAATTTTCAGACACGCGCGAGAACGCATACAAAGGATGCTGAAGTATGGAAATTGAAGATGCAGTCGTGACCGTCCCGCCGCCTACACCGTTGCCGGCCCAAGTATCGGCCGCGATGCACCCCGGCGAATTGCTCCGCATGGCGATGGCGAACAATCGCGACCTGGAGACAATCAACCGCCTGATGGATTTGCAAGACCGCTGGGAGGGCACGCAAGCGCGCAAGGCGTTCAACGCTGCGATGGCGCGGTTCCGCGAATCCCACATCAAGGTGACGCGCTCTGCCGTGGTCAAGCAGGGACCGATGAACGGCACGGCATACGCCAAGCTCTCCGACTTCGTGACCGCGGCCGCCGGACCGCTGGCCGACGCCGGGCTCTCCGTCTCTTGGCGCATCACGCAAGACGCGAAGGACTGGATCGAGGTCGCCTGCATCGTGCGCCACGTGCAGGGCCACGAGGAAGAGACGCGCATGGGCGGACCGCCAGATCAGTCGGGCGCGAAGAACGCGATTCAGGCGCGAGCGTCGACCGTCAGCTACCTGGAGAAATACACGCTGAAGATGGCGCTCGGGTTGGCAGAGCAGGACGACGATGACGACGGCAACGGCGGCCCGGAGAACGCGGGGCAGTCGCGGGTGCAGTCGAAGGCAGAGCCTACCACCAAGCCATCCTGCCCTGCAGACTACTTCGAGAAGAACCTTCCAGACTGGCAGAAGCTTGTGTCCGAGGGCCGGGAGCCGAGCCGAATCATCGCTAAGGTCGAGACTAAGTACACCCTGAGCGACGAGCAGAAGAACCAGATTTGCGGCAAGGAGGCGACGCAATGAGGATACTCGACGGCATGACGCAAGGCTCTGCCGAGTGGCTGGCAGCGCGTGAGCAGTTCTACTGCGCGTCCGAGGCTCCGATCATCATGGGTGAGTCTCGGCACATGAAGCGCACCGAGTTCCTGATGATGAAGGCCACCGGACAGAGGAAGGAATTCTCGGAATGGGTGCAGCGCAATTTGCTGGAGAAGGGTCATGAAGCCGAGGCGAAAGCGCGATCGCTGGTCGAGCGGATCACCGGAGACGAGTTCTATCCCGTGGTCGGTGTCTCCGAGTGCGAGCGTTATCTCGCCTCGTTCGACGGCCTCACGATGGACGAGTCCGTCGGATTTGAACACAAGCTGGCGAACGCCGACGTCTTCCGCCAGATCGAAGCCGACGATCTGAGCCCGGAATACTACTGGCAGCTCGAGCATCAAGCGCTTGTCGGCGACCTGGAGGCGATTGTCTTCGCGTGCTCCGACGGCACCGAAGACAATCTCCGGTGGATGACCTACAAGCCCGACCCCGCTCGACGCGCCAAACTCATTGCCGGCTGGCAGCAGTTCGAGGAAGACCTGAAGAACTACCAGCACGTCGAGGTCATCCAGGCGCCTTTAGCGAAGCCGGTGGCGTCCCTGCCGACCCTGTACGTCGAGATCACCGGCGAGGTTGCTGCATCGAATCTGGCGGCCTACCGCGAAGCCGCTCTGGCCATGATCGAGTCGGTGAACACCGACCTGCAGACCGACCAGGACTTCGCCGATGCCGAGGCGGCCGTCAAGTTCTTCGACGAGGCCGAGAAGAAGGTCCGGCTGATCAAGGAACAGTCCCTTCAGAAGACCGCCAGCATCGCCGAGGCGATGAAGACGATGGACGAACTGGCCGAAGCGATGCGGCAGAAGCGCCTCTTCCTGAACAAGCACGTCAGCGCCCGGAAGGATGCGATCCGCGCCGAGATCGTCGGCGAAGGCGCGAAGGCATGGGCTGCACACGTGTCCGTGCTGAACGATCGGCTCGGCCAACCCTACATGCCAGACATCCGCATCGACTTCGCCGGTGCCATCAAGGGCAAGCGGACGATTGCCAGCTTGCGAGACGCGGTGCAGAAGGCGCTACTCGACGGAAAACTGGAGGCGAATGCAGCGGCAGACCGGATCGCAGTGAATATGCGACTGCTCAACGAGAACCCAGATCACCGCTTCCTGTTCAATGACGCGCACACCCTCGTCCAGATGGACCCGCAAGCCTTCGCGGCCGTGGTCGAGAACCGAATCGCCAAGCACAAGGCGGAGCAGCAGCGGAAGGAAGAGGAACAGCGCGAACGCATTCGGAAGGAAGAGGAAGCGAAGGCCGCTGCGAAGGCGAAGGCGGAAGCCGATGCACTGGCCGAGCAAGCGCGGGAGAGGATCCGAGCGGAGGAGAAGGCGAAGGCCGAGGCGGAAGCGAAGGCAAGGCCCGCCCCGGTCGATTACGTTGCGGCATCGTCGCCCGGAAGGCTGAACGGCGCTCCGGCATCAAAGGCCGCCAAGCCGGCAACGAGACCCGCCCCACCGAGAGACGAGATCATCATGCTCGTCGCCGACAAGTACAGCGTGCCGAAGACGCTGGCGGCCCGATGGCTGCACGAACTATTCGCACAGGAGAGCGCATAGATGGCGAACGACCTTAACCTCTGCCAGTTCATCGGCAGGCTCGGCCAAGACCCTGAAACGCGCTACACGCCGTCGGGCGATGCAGTGACGACGTTCAGCATCGCCGTCGGCGAGCGATGGAAGGACAAGGATTCCGGGGAGAAGAAGGAAAAGACCGAGTGGGTCCGCTGCGTGGCATGGCGCGGACTCGCGGACATTGCCGGGCAGTATTTGAAGAAAGGCGGCCAGTGCTATGTCGCCGGGAAGTTCAAGACCCGGAAGTGGCAGAAGGACGGCCAGGATCACTACACGACCGAGATACAGGTCGAGCAGATCCAGTTGCTCGGATCGGCGCAGCGCAATGGACCGCCACCGCCGGGCGAGGATGATGCGCCGAAGTCGACGAAGGCCCCGGCGAGCAAGCCGCCCGCCGACATCGACGACGATATTCCGTTCTAGTCCATGGCGAACTACGTCAAAGTCAATGCGATGTCCTACGCGAAGATGATCGCCCTGCTGCTCGATGAAGATCACTCGAAGAGAGAGATCGCGAAGAAGACCGGCCTGCACTACTTGACCGCATGCGAGTACATGACCGAACTGCACAAGGCCGGCGCGATCTACGTAGCGGACTTTCGCACCGACCGCCTCGGTCGACGAACGACCAAGGCGTACAGGATCGGGAGCAAGCCGGACGCGGAGGCCAAGCCGATGACAGGCTCGGAGAAGGCCAGGCGCTACCGGAAGCGAAGCGAATCCCTGGAAAGGATGTGGCCGATGAAGGATCACGCATGAGCAAGACGCCGAGGTGCAACAAACAAACAATTACGTGGATAGGCGACTGCGTTGGATACGTGCCGCTCGCATTCGCCCGCGAACTCGAAACCGAACTCGCCGCCGCCCTTGCAGCGAAGGATCGGGCGGAGGCAGCCGAGCGCAGCCTGTCCGAGCAGGTCAAGGCGATGGATGCGGCGCTGGCGGATGCGGAACGGGATGCGAAGCGGTATTCAAAGCTGCGTGGGTGGATGAGCAGCGGTGTCGATGAAGGTTGGAACGAGGTGCAAAAGTTAGCCGCCATAGCGTGCTACCTAAGCTGGGACGATTTCGATTCCACGCTAGACATGCTGCAACAGTGCAATGTCGGGTTGATGCACAAAGCTGACGCCGCCCTCGCTGCCGACTCCGAGCGGGTGAGCGTGCCGAGGGAGCCGACCGAGGCGATGGAGGACGCATTCTTCGCCGATGGCGGGATCTCAAAACCAGACTGGCTACGAGAGGGTTACAAAAGAATGCTCGCCGCTGCCGAGAAGGAGCCCCGCCCGTGAGCCATGAAATGTACCGCCGCATGGTTCCACAGCCTGCGGGGACGCTTGAGCCGTGCCCCGTGTGCGGATCAAAGGCCGTCGTGTGGGAGTTCAGCGAAGAACCGACCGATCCTGTGCAGCGCGTTGTTATGTGCGAGAACGGCGAGCGATTTGGCCCGCAGGATGGCATACGGAATGACGGTTGCTTGCTTTACATGCCCCCGGAACAGTTCTATCACGGGCGCGGAGCAGACGCGGCCCGCTACTGGAACGAATACGCCAAGGCATTGACCGCGCAGCGGCGGAAACGCTCGTGGGAGCGACACAGCGCATTGAGAGAGGAGCCCCGCCCGTGACCGCCCTAGAGATCGTAGAACGCCAACGCGATGCGCTGGCGGATGCGCTGCGGATCGCCGCGCGACGGATTCCAAAGGTTGCGCCGCCACCTCAGCCCCTACCGGCACCCGGCAATAGCAGCTTCCATTGATGCCTCATACCCCTGCCGAACCCGCCGATCCTGCCCCAACGCGATAACCGCCCGCTTGTCATCCAGCGCGTCGAGCTGCGCGTCCGAGAGCATCGACGGCCGCTGCGGCACGTCCTCGGGGCGCAGGCAGGGAACCGGTACCGGCACGCGGACTTCGCGCGGCGGATCGGGGATCGTCGGCGCCGAGCTGCAGCCGGCGAGCAGAATTAGCGTTGAGGCTAATTTAGCGTACAGGCTAAGATTGCCGCCGCAGCTTACGACGGCTCGTATGGTACGGATCATCTTATGCTCAATCCTGGACCGGTGGCAGCGGGACTGTCTGCCCGGCCAGCTTGTGCGTGCAGTCGCCTAGGAACTGGATCTGCCCCTCGCGCACGTAGGAATGGCAGACCTTCTTTCCCCGGCGCTCGCCCCATTCCCATGTCACGAGGATCGATGGCGAGAACGTCGGCCGATCCATGCTGCCGTTCCAATCCCACCGCGGCCGCTGCTCGCGATTCACGTAGACGCCGTGGTGCTCGCCGCACCCTGGGCACCAGAAGATCATCCTGCCGTCGTCGGCCTTCGAGATCACGTTCATCGCCGCCAATCCTCGCGCACAATCGCCAGCCCCTCCCCCGCCGGGCAATTCGTCCCCGCAGGCTCGCGCATACGTCGCGAGAGCGCTTCTGCCGACCGCACGGCTACATCCACCGCGCCGGCAGCCTCGGAGCGCGCCTGTGCGCCCCTGTGTGCCGCCTCTGCGGCCTTCCGCTCCCACTCGTTCACCGCGTCGTTCTGCCGCTGCACGGACCCGGCCAGCAGCAGGTACGCGCCGCGCATCGCCTCGAGGTCACGCTGCGCGCGCGCCGTTGCGGCATCGGCCGCCGCAGCCTCGCCGCGGTAATAGAGCGCCAGGCCGGACAGGGCCCCGACGACGAGCAGAGCGCCGATCGCGCGCCAATGCATGAGCAGCCAGGTCATTGGCAGTCACCCCGGCCCACGCGCATCCTCTCGCGCAGCTCCTCTATCGTCGTCGCCATGTCGATCGCGTCGAGCATCATCGCGCGCCAGATCACGACCAGTGCGACCGTGAGGCCGCCGAGCAGGTAGGCGACCAGGACCAGGAGCAGCGCAAGGAGGAAGTCCATCAACCGAGCCCGAGGCACTGCCGGCGCTCGGCCTCGCGGCGGACGATGAGCCCGTAGCAGTTGTTCGCGCGCACGCTGCAGTCCTTGCCAGCAGCGTACTTCCACATCATCACGGCCTCGCAGCCGCCGGCGTAGTCTCCGCTGTTCCACCGGCGCACGATGGTGGACCGACAGAACGCCGATGCGCCGATGTTGTACGACATGGAGACGGCGAAATCCCATTCGTGTTGATGCAGCGGGACTTTGATGCACTGGCGCAGCGGCGACTCGAATTGCCCTTCGATGTCGGCCAGCGCCTTGCGCAACGCTTGGGGTGGCGTCGTCCGATCGCCCATGTGCACCGGCGTGCCGTCCGGTCGCGTCGTTGACCCGAAGCCGACGGTCGGCCGATCGCCGTGGATCGGGATCACCGCCTGATCGGTGTAGCCCTCGTGCAGCGCGATGCCGACGAGACCCGCCCCGCTGATCGTGAGCGCTGCGACGGCAATCCGAACCCGGCTCACCGACGTCGCTCCCACCGCTCGCTGAGATCGTCGCGGCGGCGGCGCGGCAGCGGCGCAATCCAACCCCAGCGCTCGAACAGCGGCCGCCAGAATTTCCGCCAGAACCACTCGCCGATGAGCAGCGCGGAGTAGATGAGCGCCGCGAACGCCGCGAACGTTTGCGCAGCCGACGCGACCTCCGCCCAGGACGTAATTCCGACTGCAGCCCAGAGCGATCCGGCTTTGAACAGCGGATTCGACACGCTCACGAGTTGTTCTCCTGTCTCCCTGTTCATCGACCGTTCCCTATTCCGTTGATGAGCCGCCGGAACTCGGAGAACCACTCCTGCGCATACTCGCAGTCTCGATACTCAGCAAAGTACGGACCGCCGAGCGTGTAGTGAACGAGCGATGCTGGTGCGTGCGCGTCATATCCGACGAGATGGTTCCAGCGGTGCGGCAGATCTCCGATCAGCGCATCGTCGTCGAGCCACTTGAACTGGTGCAGATCGAGCCCGCTGGCACGGTTGACGTAATCCTTGGTCAGAGCCGTGCAGCGCGCGTTGTTGAACAGCATCACGCTCGACCAGTTCTTCTTCTGGTATGCCGACTGCGGCGCGCCGAGGAACTTCTGCAGTTCGCGCGGACGATGATCATGCTTCACTACCTGAGCCGCATACCGATCGTCACGAAGCGCCCAGAGCTTCGAGATGTCGTCGAGGCAGAGCATGTCGCAGTCCATGAAGATGGACCAGCCATGAAATCCGGACAGGTACGGCGTGAGGAAGCGAGAGAACGAGAAGTCCGTCGACTGCAGCGGATGACGCTCGCGGTCGAAGATGCCGCCAAGCTGGTGCAGAGCGATCGGCGTAATGCTGACCGGCGAAGATGCGCGTGCTTGGATGGAATGCGCGAGGACATCGAAGGCGACAGACTCTCTCGGGTCGAAGCCGATGAAGACGTGGATCATCGGAGCACCGTAGATCCAGAGTTCATCACCAGCTCAAGCGGCACAGCGCCGTAGATCTCCGGGTACATGTCGGCGAAGGTGGCTTCGTGGTCGCCGAGCAAATACCCGCAATGCACAACCCGCTGGAACACGCTTGGCGCGCCGTAGCAACCGAACTTCGGCCACAGGCCGCCGCCGCCCCGATCCGGGCTGTTGTTATGGCAATTCGGTTGACTGATCTCGGCGAAGATAGGACGTCGATTCAGGTAAACCGTCATGTTCCCCGCCGTCGAATGACTCCACGGATTTGCATGCACGTGGATGTCTTGCCACTCGCCGAACCGAAACGGCCATGACGCTACCTCGTGCGAGATGTCTGGTCCGGTATACGTGGCATCGCTCGGATGGTTCTGCACCAAGGCGAACCGATAGCGGCCATATGAATCCACCCTCACGTGCACAGAGAGCGCGGGCTGTCCGCCACCCGTGTCCGCTGGGCTATCGTCCGGGATGGTATGCAGTTGAGCGCAGATGAAGAACGGCCCACCAGCGCCGGACAGATACGACAAGTCCTGCTCGGGCACCTGGAATCGGACCCGATACCGCTTGTACGATGAGTTCAGCGTCGCGCCGACTACGCCTTCTCCCACCCAATCGTAGACGCCGGAATAGTTGTTGACGGATATCTCCGTTCGATTCCCGCTCGCAACCGTCGCATCGCCCGCAAAGTGCGTGATCTGGATCGCCGAATGTCCATCAATCGTGATGAGGTCGGCGCGCTCAGACATGGCACTAGCGGACAGATTGGCGATGAAATCTGATACGCCGTTGCCCTCGAATGCGGAGAAGTCAGAAAGCCCTTCTAGCGTCCCGGCAGGCCCCCAATGATTGACCTCTAGCGCCATCAGAACACCATGTCCGCATCGCGCAGCATAAGGCGCGGGTGAGCGTGCAGACGGTGCGCAAGCGCTGCAAGGTTGGTCGGAAGCCCCTTGCCCGCCAAGTCGAGCGCGTGGCAATGCCTATGTTTGGCCGCCATCGCCGCAAAGTTAGTCCGTCCTCCAAGGGCGGGGCCGACGATTACGCTAGCGTCCGCAGCCGCAAGATCCGCCGCAGAGAACGTGCCCCCGTTGACGGACGAGATCGCGCCGTCGATGAAGATGTAATAGGCGCGTGTCAAGTAATCGAACGCGAACATCCAACTGCGCAAAACTGCTGTTGCCCAAGGCGTCTCTGTGGTCCCGGAGCCAAATACGCTCGTCGTGGTGTAGAGCAGCGGTTGAATGTTGCCGCCAGTACCGCAGCGGAGCGCGAAGCCACGCTGAGACGACCCGGCGCCATTCCCGAAAAATTGATCGGCGGCAACTTCTTTCGTGACGTTGCTTTGCGCGGCCAGGATGAGGCTTCCGGCCGTGAATCTGTGCGTCCAATTCGCCAGCGGGATGATTGGCGCGTGGTTGGCGTCGTCTAGCGATGTCACATACCCGGCACTCGCCCATGCCTCCGTACTCGTCAGAGAGCCGAGCGTCATATGCGCCTCATTGCCGCTCCGGTCCGTTACCTGCTCGTCATCCGCATCACCATCGGCCTGCTGGCACGGCCAGAAGCCGATGTAGTAGCTCGACGGCAGCGACGATCTGCTGAACCCTGGAAGCCGATCTCCATCACCCTGAAAGCTCGACAGGATGCTCATACGATCGCGTGCCCCCACACGACGCCGCCGGGAGAAATAGATGACTCGGCGAGCCAGTCTGTGTAGTAAAGCCGGTCTTGCGGGTCAGGGAAGCCGAACACTCTGAACTTGCCAGCAGGAATACGAACGTACGACACGCCGCTGATCGTTCCGCCCCCGACCGCAGGGGCCTCTCCTAGCGCGCTGTCAGCTTCCGTCGTTCCTGCGATGTTGAACACGACTCGGATCGCCACTTCGCAGTCATTGAAGATGGCGATCGACTGCGCCCCGGTAGGCGTCTCGAATCGAGTCCTGGCGTTCGTTTGATCCGTGCAGTGAAACGGCGCAGCCTCACCAGCGACCTCGGCCGGCGACACGGTGACGAGATGCCCGAGCCGCTGTGATTCTGGAACAGATACCGTCATGGATAGCCCCTATGCGTCCGCAGTAACCCGATAAACTCGATCGCCGTCGCTTCGCACGATGGCGTGCTTGCCGACCCCGACGCTCACCGACGACTGCGGCGAGCCGCTGTTCCTGATGCTCACGCCGTTGCCCGTGGTGTTCGCGTGAATCGTCCACGTCTTCACGACCGGAGGAACGACGACCTCGAACTCCGCCGATGGCGCGCCGTAGACCTCGATCGTGTTCGCGAGGCACTGTTCTGCGGTGAGCGTGTGCGTCTGAGGTGATCCAGCGGGAATGCGCAGCAGCCCTTCTTGCGGCATCCATAGGCACCGCTTGTCGGTGTAGCTGCTCACCGTGCTGGCGCCTGTTACGACCTGGTAGAGAGGGATTCGACCCGGCGTGAAGCCGCTTGTGTTGGACGACACGACACCCAGCCGAGTCGCCTCGACGTAGTTCGTCTGCGAACCGGTGAGCGCAAGGCTCCCGTTCGCGATGGAAGTGATGACGCCATCGACGAGAATCTTCCCGCCGTAGTATGCCCACGTGAGTCCAGTGGACGACGCCATGCGACCGAACAGCATCGCAGGGGACGCAGCGTTGAAGTTCTCGTTCGCGGTCCCTTCCTTGTCCGCCTGCGAACTGCTGATGCTGGTGATGTTCGTCGTGCTGTCGGCCATGATGCCCCTATACCGTGAGCGTCGCCGTGCCGGCAAAGCCGCGGCCGGTCGTCGCGCTGACTTGATAAACCTTCACGTAGATCGTCGATTGATTCGATCCGAAGTCGGAGACTTGCTGCGCGCTGGTGTACGTCGTGGTCGCGCTGCTGATGCCGGTGATCGGTCGCTTCACCGTCGTGAAGGTCGAATCGGTGCAGATGTCGACCTCGTATGCTTCAGGGCCGTCGTCGAGAGGAACGTCGGCGTAGTTGCGCCACTCTGCGTTCTTGCGCGCCCGCCGCTTCCAGGCGATGGTGATGTCCCACGATGCGGCCGCCGAACGGCCCGCGCGGATGTGCACCGGAGACAGAGGCTCAAGGCCGACGGCGGCCGGAGTGAACAGCACATCCGCAGCCTCTGCCAGATTCTGGCCGAACGTCACCGCTTTGTAGCGCAGGCTGGTTCCGATGTCGGCCGTCTCGAGCCGCACGCGCTTGGTGGCAGAGGTCGAAAGCAGAACGAATTGCTCGCCGATGGCGTGCGTCGACATGTATTGCTCGGTGCCCTTGCGCCCGCGGCGAAGGCCGGAGAGTGTGTAGCGCCCAGGAGAATCGAGCGTCGCGGTCTTGAAGCTGAAAATCTCTCCGCCGAGGTAGCACGTATTC